TATCTCCAACAAAAAGTTTACCACTAATCACATTCATATGTTCTCTCATTGTCATTAGGCTCGTATTAAAACTAAGCTCCTTAAAAATTGGAGAACTTACGTTACTTCTGTATAGTTTTTTGTTAAAATATCTATAATAAAGCTCATTATTATTAACATAAATCCATCTAATAATACCTAATCTTAATAGGTTATCTATTTTTTCTAGTTGTTTGTTATCAGCATCATAAAATTCATGCACCATCATTTTTAACTCCCAATTCCTTTACTACAGTCAATTTAGCGGTAATTTTATTACCCTTAGTAGTATAATTAGTATAAGTAGTAAGATCTTCGGCTAACTTAGCTGCTAACGATTCCTTAATAATATCCATAGTGGACATGTTTATAACATTAGGATTGATAACACTCAATGAGGTATCAACTGTATGTATGTACTTGTTTATCCATAGTTTCATAGCATCTCTTCGTTGTTTCCAACCCACACCATTCTCGTTAGTGTCTATGTCGCAAATGTTCATTAGCTCTAAAATCATTTTGTTCATGTTATCACCGGTTTTGGGTTATTATTAAGTCTAAGGGTATTAGTTGTTAGTAGAACATCATCAAAGTTAATAATTTTTTTATTATATTTCAATATGTTATACCTAGTTCTTACAATTCTTTCAAAGGATAACATACCTTTTAAAAAAAGTAAATATATCTCCATAGTCATATCATCAATGTTGGGGTTACCACCTCTAAGCAACAGTGCTTTCTCATCATCTGTCACATCAAGGTAATTATCTTTAAGTTGAAGCAGTAATTCTTCTGTTCTTTCAGGAGGAAGGGATCTCATCATATAGAGTGCATTGGATGTTGTCACTTTTTGTAATTTTTTGTCAGAAAAATTCAATAGTGTGTCATTTTTGTCACCCATTACTTGGTTACCCTTTCAGATGCTACCTTGGACAGGGCCTTCTTAACAAAATCTTCTTGAGAAGTACCCCCCAGTACGTATGCTGCTTTTTTTAATGTTTTTGATATAAAATGAATGAAGTCTCCTACCATGCTAACCAACAAAGGTATCATCAGAAGGGCGGTTAAAAGTAATGATCTGACCTTATTGTAACCAGCAAATACCATTGCCTGATATGTTGCATATAATAGTACACTATATAACATAAGATACAATACTATGCCTACTGCTAAAAATACATTACTAAGTACTGTTACTATTTCCATTATAACCCTCCCTTTAAAAGGTAACTACCATTTTTCTGTTAGGTAAAAGATTTATTCCTTTACAATTAAATATCTTTTGTTTAGTATCTTTAATTACAAAACTATCATATAAATAGGGATTGTATGTTATTTGTTCAACATATTCTCCCTTAAACTCTCCCATTTTTCCTAAAACAAACGCATGAACATTTTTTTGCTTTTCTCTTAAAACCTTCTGTCTACCATTTTCATAGACTTTAAATTCAACATCTGTCAGATACACTTCATCTGAATGATGTGATAACCTCCACCCCTTATTCTTAACATATTTTTGGATACTATATTTTTTTTTATGTAAGTTATAATATACCCTAACGATTTTCATTATAACCCCCAATGTTTAGATTGTCTTATATATTCTGTCACAGTAAACTCAGATCCTTTGTCAATATCAGACCAATCTATCACATCACTCTTATAGTACTCACTTATTATCTCTTTATTTGAATTAGCTTTCCAGAGGTCATAACAGTCAACTATTATAGTTCTTCCAGTATCACAACTTACAATTGCTGTCTGTTCATTCCAGTGAAGTATATCAACCGGAGTTACTTTATTTTTAACCGTATTATCTTTTATAGTTCTTGACATATACCACATTCTCATTCAATCTCCTCTTGTTCTGGTTCATCAAACTCTCCAAACAGAGCATACCCTTTATTCGAGTACTCAATTGAGTTTACCATGTACTCAACTATTTTGTCAACCTCTGACTCATCAAATGTCATCACCATAGGTACAAAGTTTTTATATACAATTCCAACCATAACACCTCACAGATTACAATTTTACCACAAGACAGATAGTTTGTCAACTTATTTAGTAACCTTGATTTTAGACAATAGGGATCATTAGACAGTAGGCTTTTTGGGGTAACCATTACAGTACCATTGCCTAGTCCAGAGTTTCCATTGTAACCAAGTGTTTCTATCAGTGTTCCAGCTAGATCCTTAAACTTTACTTTACTGTTACCCCTTAAGGCTAGAAGCGTGACCAAAAACTAGTAAAGCTGAAACCTATTCACCTGTATATAATCAGAATACCTAGTTGCTTACCTACTGTCTTAATTGTCACGTAAGCTGTTCGGCTCCTATCTATCATCGCTACCGCCAAGATAGATCTCCATCTACTCAGGTTTGTTTAAAGTCTAACGCTGCATAAAAGACTTAGGAGGAGAATCCCACATTACATACTAACACAATGTTGTGATAATTGCAAGAAGTCTAAGGTACTGAAATAAAAGATATTTTTAATTTTACCATTTATAAATCTACATACATTTAACAACTATATTAAGAAGGGTAAAAAATGTTTGAAAAATTGATTGCAGCACTTAGGGACGGATCAACCCAAGGTGATGACAAAGATGAATACCTAGAGCAGTTAAGGCAAGCAAAACTAGCAAGAGCTACTGATAGCTTAAATAAACTAAAACCGCTAGAAGCCAATGAACCTGACACTTTAGAAGATTCTGATACTAATATAGGTGATGTGTTGAGTGATCTATTGAACGAAGGTTTTACTCGATCGCCAGCATCTCATCCTTCTGATGAAGATCGGATGAAGATATTGGAAATGTTAAATAAACGAGGCTCTTAGTATGAAAAAGGATAAAGAAGCTGTAAAGGAGTTAGATCCTAAGAGTACAGACATTAAGCCTACAAGAGAGCGTAAAAAGAAATTTAGAAGAATTAGAACAATTATTAATCAAAACGCTAAAAACAATAAACCATCATAACTGACGTTTATTTTTTAAGCCATTGGAGATTACATGAAAAAAATACTAAACGTACTACCGTTTATCCTACTCATTGCTGTTGTTATTAAATCATTCATTATTCAGCCTACCGTTTCAGAGTCAGTTATTCTAACTGCTCTATCAGCACTATGTGCTTATCGTTTCTACTTTATGGAGAGAGAAACTCCAGACTATGTTAAAATGTTTCAACAAAAAATTGAGTCAGTAACAAATGATTACAATACTAAGATTATTAATCTTTCAGTTGAGACAAAAGAAATCAAAGATAACTACACTAAGATTGTTCTTCCAATGGCAAATAAGCCAAAACAAAAATTTGAGTTTTAATGAAGTTTGAAGATATAGAGGATATTATTGATAACTCTGAGTTGTTAACGTTAAAGAAAAGAGTTGAGACATTAGAAGCTGAGAATACCAGATTAAGAAAGGTATTAGCTGTTAATGACTTATTAGAAGAAGCTGAAACAACTGTGCCTGTAACTCCAGAAGAAGACATTTGTATCAAAGGTATTAATCAAATACTTGATTTAGTAAAGAACAAAGCTTACGACAAGAATGATATACAGAACTTCGATATACTACATAAGAACCTTAGAATGATTAGAGGACAAACAACTGATGTTAAAAAGCAAAAACCAGCAGATGTAAAAGAGTTGTTGAAGTTAGTTAAAAATGAGTAAGGTAAAAACAAAAAAAGACATAACAAAACAAGAAGCAATTGAAAGACTATGGAGAGCCGGTGTTCTATCTTGGAAACTAAAAGGTAAGCAACAGTTAATCTATGATCATTTTAAAAATGCTAAGGATGATATTGTTAGCTGCCTAATATCTAGACAGTTCGGTAAATCATTTGTATTGCTAGTAATTGCAACTGAGACTTGTGTTAACAAGCCCGGTGCAATTGTTAAATATGCATGTCCAACTCAAAAGATGGTTGAAAGAATTATTAAGCCAAGGATGAGACTTATTATTCAAGATTGTCCTGATGATATGAAACCTGAATGGAAATCTCAAGAAAAGACATGGGTCTTCCCAAATGGTTCAGAAATACAGGTAGCCGGTACTGATAATGATAACTATGACGCACTAAGAGGTGGATCTGCTGATCTTTGTATTTGTGATGAAGCTGCGTTTATGAACCCATTAGAAGATATTGTTTTCTCAGTTCTTGCACCAACTACTGATACAACCAATGGAAAAGTATTTCTAGCATCTACACCAAACGATAAAGAAGCTAATCATCCATTTCATGAATTATTTATATACCCTGCTGAAGCCTCAAATACCCTGTTAAAAATGACTTTCTACGATTCTCCTATGGTGGATGACGCTCAAAGGGAAAAGATCATTAAACGGTATCCCGGAGGTGTTAACAACATCAAGTTTAGATGTGAGTATTTAGTTGAGATACCTAATGTTACTGAAAACAATGTTATACCTGAATTTGCAACAGTTGAGAATATTATTGTAAAGGATACTGAAGTAACTGATTACTGTGATTTTTATACTTCGGGAGATGTTGGGTTTACAGATTTAACGGTGTTCTTGTTTTCATATTATGACTATACTAACGGTAAGCTAGTAATAATGGATGAGTACGTTGTAAATGGGCCTGAAGTTACCAGTGATAAAATAAAGACTGAAGTGTTACATCATGAGTCATTGAGGTATGTAACATCTATTGGTATACAAAAACCTCCGTATCTTAGAGTTATGGATAATAACTTAATGTTGATAAATGATTTGTCTAAATTTCACAGTTTAACATTTGTTCCTACTGAAAAACATGGGAAAGAAGAAGCTGTTGATACTGTAAGACGTTGGATTGAATCGCAAAAGATAATTATAAGTCCTCGTTGTAAGAACTTATTGTACCATTTGAAGTACGCTCAATGGCATTATACTAAAGCAGGAACATATACTGGCAAGTTTAAACATTTAGCTGCATCCCAAGATGGAACACTCAAAAAATCCCACGCAGATGCTCTAGATGCATTGATTTACTTGGTTAGAAACGTACAAACAGGTAAAAATCCGTTCCCAAATGGATACGGTAATAACATTAATGGTAATACATTCATGTCGCCAAAACATAAGAATATGAGGTCACAAGCTGCTGATTTTATGGGAAAACTGTTAAATTTAAATAAAAAATAAGATACAATTTAACAACTATATATAATACACCAAAAAAGGATCTAAATATGAAGAAAAGATATTTCGCTGCTGATACTCCAGAAGATACAGTACGGATATTACAGGATAAATCTAAAAATTGGTTTCAAGGGGTTATGGAGACTGACTACATTGATAAAATCAAAAGGTCATGGAACGCATATCACGGAAACTATTATGATAAAGCTCATAAGCTGTCTTATGGTGGCGAACAAGAGGAACTAGTAAATCTTGCTGTAAATCATTATAGAAACTTAGCAAGACATATTCATGTTATGGTTACAGGTACTAGACCAAGCTTTAGATGTAGAGCTATTAATACTGATAGAAAGTCATTAATCCAAGCAACATTAGGTAATGGTCTTCTTGAGTATTACATGAGAGAAATGAAATTAGAAAAGATCTTAAAAGATGCAGTAGAATATGCTATCGTGTTGGGATCTAGTTATATTAAACTTGAGTGGAACTCGACAAAGGGTAAGATTCATGATTATATCGAGCCATCACCTGAAGATGCATTTTCTGAAGATGAGGAGGGTAATCTACTTGACGAGGATGGAGAACTACTTGAGCCATTTCCAATTTATGATGGGGATATTGACTTCAGTTTACTTTCACCATTTGATGTAGTATTCGATTCAACAAAGGAATACTTTAGTCAGAACGATTGGGTTTTATGTAGAACTTTTGTAAACAAATATGATTTAGCTGCAAAGTATCCTGAATTTTCAGAAAAGCTTTTAGAACTTGATACGAAAGAAAATGTTGACAAACGATCTAAGCGAGTACTGTCAGCTCATACAGAAGAAACTGATGACGTTCCAGTATATGAGTTTTTTCATAAGAGAACTGAGTCTATGCCTAACGGACGTTACCTACTTTATGCTAGTAATGAAATTATTTTAAATGATACTGTAATGCCGTATAGAGAATTACCAATCTATAGAATTACTCCTGCCGAGATACTAGGGACACCGTATGGATACACTGATATGTTTGACCTACTCCCATTACAGGAATTGTTAAATAGTTTATATTCAACTGCTGCCACAAATATTAATGCATTTGGTGTTCAGAACATTTTAAACCCTAGAGGTAATGATGTTACTATTGAACAAGTTTCTGAAGGAATGAACTTCATTGAATATAACAGTCAGTTCGGTGAACCAAAATCACTTGATCTAGTTAAGACAAGTCCCGAAGTTTATAAGATGATGGAGATATTAGAAAGAACAATGGAAACATTATCTGGAGTTAACGCTGTTGCTAGAGGTAATCCTGAAGCACAGTCACAACTTAGATCAGGTAATGCTTTAGCGTTGATTCAATCACAAGCTTTACAGTTCGTATCAGGACTTCAACAGTCATACATTCAATTATTAGAAGATGTTGGAACTGGTGTAATTAATTTACTAAAAGATTTTGCTTCATCTCCTAGAGTTGCAGCAATAACTGGTATTAATAATTCAACTGAAATGAAAGAATTTAAATCAGATGATATTAAAGATATTAACAGAGTTGCAGTTGATGTTGGTAATGCACTTATGAGTACTACTGCTGGTAGAGCACAAGTAGCCGAGAACTTACTACAAATGAATTTGATTGATAGTGTTGATAAGTATTTAATGGTATTAAACTCAGGTAATCTAGATGTTCTAACTGAAGGTAAGATGGATGAGATGATGACTATTAGAGGTGAAAATGAAGCATTAATTAATGGTGAAGAAGTCATTGCAATTTTCTCTGATAAACATGCTATGCATATACAAGAGCATCAAGCAGTGCTTGCTAACTATAGAAGAAGAATGGAACCAGATCTAGTTGAAAGAACACTTGCTCATATTCAAGAGCATATTAATTTATTACAAACAACTGATCCAAATATTCTGATGATGCTAGGACAACAGCCATTGCAACCTCCTCAACCTCCTCAAGCTCCTCAAGATCCTAACCAAGCTCCACCACAACAAATGCCTGAAGAAGCATTAGGTACAGGACAACAGATGGCTCCACCTGAGCAAACTGGAGCAACACCTAATCCTGCATCACCACCGGCACCATTTGAAGATCTTCCAACAAATCCTCAACAGTTAATGGCTCAGAATGTAAAAGGATAGTGTATGACAAATTATAGAATACTATATAAAGATCATAGCAGAGAAGGATGGGTTATATCAATAAGCTCATTTGAATCAAACAGAGGTGCTAGATATAAGGTACTACTAGATCTTGATGAGAAATGTTTTTATATTAGAAATGAATATTCAAAAGAGTTCGTAGTTAAAAGTGAAAAGTATGGTAATTTAAATGTTCTTAAACGTAATGCAAGAGCTGCACTAGGAAAATTAGGAGTAGCAATTGGTAGAGAGTCTAGAAATAGAACGTTTGGGTTATGTGAGAAAGGAACAACTCAACAAAAGATAATTGAAGAAAAAGTAAAAGTCCCATCCACAACGGACGGATAACAATGCTATATACAAACTAGCAAAGGAGAATTTATGTCAGATGAAGTAACAAGTCAACCAGTAGTTGAAGCGTCAAGTGATGCTATTGAAGGTGGTGAAGTAAATGAATCACAAGAGTTTGATTCAGGCGATGAGAGTTCGGATGTTCAAGTACAATCAGAAAATGCTGAAGACTTTGAACAAGAAGTAGAACAAGCGATTGAAGAAGGTGCAAGCGAAGAAGAAGTTAAACAAATGATTCGTGAGTTTACACTTAAAGTAAACGGTAAAGAGTTTAAAAAGAAAATTGACATGAACGATGAAGAAGCAGTTCGTAAGGAATTACAACTAGCTGCTGCTGGACGACATGCAATGCAAGAGTCTGCTGAGTTAAAGAAACTTTACACAGAAGAACTTGGTAACTTAAGAAAGCAACCTATTAACTCTTTAAAGGCGTTAGGATTTACTGAAGATGAGTTAATTGAATTATTTGCAAATGAGATTAATACATATGTTGAGAAGAAGAAACGACCAAAAGAGGAAGTTGAAGCTGAACAACGTCAAAGAGAATTTGAAAAGTTAAAAGCTGAAAAAGAGCAACTAGAAAGACAAATCCAAGAAGAGCAACGAAATAAGCAGTTACAAACATTAGAAAAAGAACTTGAGACTGATATTCTTTCTGCACTTGAGGGTGATCAAGATTTACCAGCAACTGCTGAAGTAATGGCAATGGTTGCTGATAACATGATGTGGGCTATGAAGAACGGCTGGAATGATGTTACTGCTGCCGATGTTATCCCTACAGTAAAACAGGAATTACAGAATAAGATTGGTAGACTCATGTCTTCTTTAAAGAACCCTTCAGCACTAAAAGCAATGCTTGGTGCAGAGACGTTGAACAAATTAAGAGATGAGAGAATACAACAAGCTAAGAAGGTTCCTAGTGTTAAGGAGATTAAGGCTTCTTCCTCTAAACCAACAGAAGAAACTGCTTCAAGACCTAAGATAAAATTGTCTGATTGGATGAGATAATCTAAGTTATTGAAATAAGGCGATTTCTTAATTTTGTTGTAAAAAAAAGTAATATAATTTAACAACTGTATATAGAAGCATAAATTTTAACTGATTTTAGCTATTTAATGCGACTTTTTGATTATCTTCATACCCTAAGTAGGATTGAAGCTCTAGTTAAGAATATCAAACTTTATAGAGATTGTCAAGAGAAATAATGCAGTAATTAATAAAAAAAACAAAAACTAATTAAAGGAGCTTATAATGGCTAATCAAGTTGACACACTAAATGGTCTATTCAAAGATCGCTATGCGGATAAGGTAACTGACCTAGTACCTGATCACGTTAAACTATACAATGCAGTAAAGTTTGACTCATCTAAAAAACTAGGTAACTCATACAATGAACCAGTAATTCTTTCACTAGAATCAGGATTTACTTACGGAAGTGAGTCTGGTAACTTGTTTGATCTAAATGATGTTAAAGAATTTAAAATGAGAAATGCTGAAATTAAGGCTAGAGAACTAGTACTTAGATCTGCAATCTCAATCGGTGCTTTATCTCGTTCTGCTGGTAATGAGCAGTCAATTGAGAAAGGTATGGATTTAATGGTTGGTAACATGCTTAAGTCTATGTACCACAGACTAGAAACTCAAATGTTTTATGGTCAAACTGGTCTTGCTGAAGTTAGTGCTGACATTACTGGTGGTGCTCCATCTGAAGCAGTTGAAATTAAAGTTCATGAGTGGGCTGCTGGTATCTGGAATGGTACTACTGGTGCAGAAGTTGAAATTTTTTCTAATGATATGGTTTCAAAGAGAGGAATTTATGTTATCAAAGGATACTCTCTTAAAAATAGATCAGTTACTGTAAAAAGAGCTGACGGTAATGATTTACTAATTGATGAAATCAAGGCTAATGATAAAATTTTCTTTAAAGGTGCTGCTGGTGGTGATCTAGCTCCTAACTCTCAAAAGAATGAGTTCTTAGGTGTTCATGGTATCGCTACTGAAAATGTTAACCTTTTCGGTATTGCAAACGCTAACGAGCCTCTTTTCCAAGGATCTATCGTAGATGTTGGAACTGACGCTACTGCTAACGCTGCTGTACTTTCTTTTGCTAAAGTTGAGGAAGGAATTTCTTCAATGGTAGAAAAAGGATTGATGAGTGAAACTGTTTCTTGCTT